CACCTGCGCAAGCAGCTTCTCCAGTAAGATTTGTATCATCTGTTAATTCAACTACACCCATAAGATCAATAGTTGTCAAACTCTTATACAGCTTATTATATTCTTTTTCAGTGATATTCTCAAATGGAGCCTGCTTATATGATCCATTATCAGCAGGTAATACAGATAGTCCATTATATGACTTTCTATTTTCCCACATCCAAATACCAACTTCCTTCCATTCTTGAGGTTGAATTGATATTGTAGCGCTAACATTATTAGTATTAGCTCCAGATCTGTGTCCCTCTCTAACCCATTCTAGATTAAACTTCTTAGTTCTTTCTAGAGTATCTAAAGCTGATTCAGTTCTCATAATAGATCCTGTTGGAGCTTTCTGAGGTATACCGATAACAGCTTGAGTATCTGGTCTAAAGAATTCATCTTCTATTAATTCTGGATGATTTATAGCTAGATATGTGTATAAAGCTTCATTCTTACCAATTCTAATCCTTCTTAGGTAATAGTCATTATGCCATGCATGAACACCAGATGATGTTCCTAAGACACATGAGCTAGTTCCAGAAGGTTTAACTGTGGTAACTCTGGCTGCAGCATTTATACCAAGTAACTTGGCAACTTTACCATTAGCAACTTTAGCAATTTCAGCAGCTTCTTGTAAGTTATAGTTGAGAACTTTACCAGAAGCAATACCTGTCATACCAACACCCACCAATGCATCCTTTTCCGTGATTTGCTTCCACTCAGGTCTCAAATAATGAAAATCTGTAAACCCAGCTTGTAAAGTTCCCAAAAGTGAAGCATATGCAACTCTAGCGTTTAAATCTTGTTGACTAGTTATATCTGACACATTGACTTCTGTCAAATTGCAAAATTGAAATGATCTTAATGCAATTTCGCAACAAGGATTTGTTCCCCAATCTGCATCATTTGTGAAATATAAACCTGGTTCTCCAGATCCAGAAGCTTCAATCTTACTCCAAAGATCGAAAAATTCAGATTTTTTGATTCTATGTCTCACTATAGCTGCAGAATTATTAGCTCTACCTCTTTGTTCATTTAATTCCCACCAGCTACCATATTTACAGGTTAGCATATCTTGGTCATCAAAACTAAATAAAGAGATCATAGCTGCCCTCCTAATGCCTCCAGCAAGGACAGCGTTAGCTATATGGCATTGTATATCATGACAATTTAAAGGAGTTAATTTAGATCCATTTTCCTTAGATTCTAGAATTTGCTCTATTTTAAATAGACATTCTTTTAATGGAGCTGGGCCAGGTGCTTTACCTCCTGCTGTAATTAACGCTGCGCCTTTAGCTCTAATGTCGTTAAAATCAAACCTAGGCTTACTATTAGTTTCTCCTAAGTATGACTTCATTAGCGCTTTAACTGCATCTGCCCAACCTTCAATGCTATCACCTATTAAAAACTTACGCTCTTTAGAAGGTTTATGAATTTCTGGTAATTTAGCAACATGATGATACTGTACAGAATATCCTACTCCAGTACCTCCCAACAGTAGAAACATTGTCTCACTAAATGCTCGCAAGTCATCTACAGGTAAAAATGCACAATTATAGATTCTAGCTTCATTCTTTGAGATTGCTGGACCAGCAAATTGCAATGCTCTCATTGATGGTAATACTTTCTTAGATCTAACGTGCTCCATAGCTTCTATTATAGATCCATCTATTGTAGGGTATTTAGATATCATCATCTCTTGATATCTATCGCAAATATCATCCCAAGACTCACGTCTTTGTAAGTCTGGGAGATATTTAGCATATTTCATATATACTGTAAGCTTCGATAGTGCATCAACGCTTAAATCTAATTTATCACTCATTGATCTCTATTTTAAAATGGGGGATCTAAGATAAGCTATTTATAAAGACTTAACAACCTTTTCTAGATGTTTTATTGCCTTTGTGATAGCTTTATTAGTAACTGTTTGAGCTTTAGATGTATAATCTTTTTTTATTAGATCCATAGCCCTAGTTACTTCATATTTCATCTCTTGTCTCCCCTCATAGTGTGTTCTGTCTAAGTCTGTAGCCATACTACCACGGGTTTTAATTATTTTTTTAATGTAGTTTCTCCACTTATTATATATTTATCATAGAATATTTCATCTCTTTCATAAAACATATCGTGTAGCTCAACATCATCTGGAATATGAACATTTAAATATTTCTCTAAGTCCGCCTTTCTAGCTGGTGATTTATATAAAATCTTACCTAATGGGCGCTCTTTTGTAGAAAAATGAAATTCTAATATTCTTTGTTTAACTGAGTCCTCGATCTTAGAATATTTACCATCTAAGATTAGCTCATATGCATCTAAATATTGTTCTGGTACAGAGAATTCATATAATGCATGATACTTGTCTACATCGTGTGTAGCTAAATAATTAGGATGATTTAGTAATTTTTGTTCAAACAGCAGACCTTCTGGTGTCCCGTTAAATCTATACCATAGATATAGACTACCTGTAGATCCCCAAGCCTCTGTCCCTATAAAACAATTTAGGAATGTAGAGTTCCATTTCATTTTACCTCTATCTTCCCCTAAAAAAGGAAGTAAAAACATAGAGGATTTATTAGTCTCACAGGTATATAAATAATATCCAGCACCATGTTCGCCATTGCTATCAAACTTTTTAATATTATTTATCTTATATGTACCTTTTCCTACGGTTATCTCTTGTCCAGATTTGAACAACATTCCATCATAGTTTAAGCTAGTTAATACATTTTTACCATATTCATCATTTTCAAATATCTCATATTGTGGTACAATAGGTGATATCTTTATAACTCTGGCATTAATTGCATTAATTATACATAATTTCCCCGAAGAGCATTCAATTGTGTGTGCTGCCATATTAAAATTAAAATTATTCTTCAATGTGCCTAATTATAGGCATATCTAAGGTTATACTAAGCTCTCTCAATATATCAGCAGGTGTTCTAAGTAGATACACTAGTCTATATGTTTCAAGCATCTTAAGTAATCCTTCAGCTATACCAAATACTGCTCTATATTTATTAAAAACAGCAATTTCATAACTAGTATTAGGATCAGCATCAAGTATAGCTATAGCTTTCTTCTCGCCAATACCTGTAATTCCAGGTATACCGTCAGTAGAATCGCCAGTCATACATTGTTGCCATAAAAACTTATTAGCAGCTTCTTCTGACGTTGTAACAAGTCTACCTCTATCTATATAACTATTCCATTTATAATTATAGTGAGTACCTGGAATTTGATAAAGAACGTCTTTGTCTGGAGAGCAAATTATAGAATCTATCCCTAAGTTATATTTCCAATATGCAACTAAATCATCAGCTTCCAATCCACTAGAGATCTGACAATGTAATTCATCTTTTAAATATCGCTTAATTGGATCAAATAGAACAGGCTTTTCAGCAGTTCTAGCTCCTTTATATGGTTTAGTCTTAGCTATATCATATCTAAAGCATCTATCAGGGCCTCCCCCTGTTAAAAATCCTATGTAGTTATAACAATTGTTATCTCTACACATTTGTAACACTCTTTCTTTAATACTAACTAGTGCATCTTCTATAGATTGCTCTTTAAACGCCTCATAGTAAATTAAAGCATCAGCATCAATTAATAATACTTTATTCATAATATAAAAAGAGGGTAGCGTTAGTGCTACCCTCAGTAGTCTAATAAGTAAGATGGATATTTTTTGCTTTTAATACTGCTACCAACTTTAAATGAGCTAATGCTTCTTCAGTATTAGGTTTTCTCCACTCCTCCATATCTTTAATTGTACTAAATTTACTAGGTGTACACTTATAAAACATAAAATCAAAATTCGACTTTTTAATAATTTCTATACCTTCAGCCTTTAGATATGCGCCTATAGTTTTATTATATCTAACTCTAAGATGTTCATGTGGTCCACTTTTATCATACATTGCAGAATCCACCCAAAATTCAAAAACTTCAGATTTAGGTTTAGAATTAGTTAATGCGCAAAGTTTTAAATATGGAACATATTCACGTTTTACCATCATACACCATATTGGAGAATATATTGGATTTAGAAATTGACTAGACACCTTAAATACTGCCCAATGTTTAACACAATACGTTTTATATTCATTTCTACGAACTAAATATGCTGGATTATATATAGATAAGTCATTAAACAATTTATTATTAAGTAAATTCAAAGAATATTCTGTTCTTACACTTCTTGGAACTTCTAAATATTGATCATAAACTCTAGAATCTATATATTTTGAAATTTCAGATTTAAACTTAGTAGTAAAATCAACTATTTCAGACGAATCAACCTGTAAATATGCATGTTTATCTTTAAAATATGCATCAAGTAAGAGACATGATTCATTAGAGGTTACTGTAGTATGCATCTCTGGTAAGTTTATTAGAAATATAGGGACATGTTCTGAAGGATTTATAATTGCAGTAGTTGGTTTAAAAGACTTATAATCTTTCTGATATATCGTTAGATTAGAATACATATCAAATAGTATTAAAAGTTAGTGTCGGTATTTCAAATGTTGTTTTAAAAGGTACATCTCTAAATTCACCACCTAACTTAATATTAGACATATAATTTGTAAATATACCCATCATCATAGCCCCAATCATACCTCCACAATGAGATGTAGATTTAGCTGAGCATGGTTGATCAATAACATCACCATCATCAAATAAAGTGTCGACATATTCAGATTCCTTACCTTTAACGACTGTATAAATTTGAAAACTTTCAGCTAACATTCTACCGTCAATAAAAATTTCACGATCTGATTTAGTTTTCCAATTATCAAACATAGTCTTTCTAGCTACCATATTATCAAAACAAGAAAACATAATAGGACAAGCTAGTGATGTCTTTGTATATCTAGACAGCTTATGTGTATAAAAATTATTAGCAAAATCACCAAGGTTATCAGCTACAGCATCTACTTTACGTTGGCCTAGTTGCGATATAGTATATAGTTGACCACCCATATTGGTTTCATCAATAATATCATCATCAAATAAGTATAATGTATAACCAGCTCTAGCTAAATATAAGGATAACCAACTACCAATTCCACCAACTCCACCTATAATTATGTTTAACTCTGGATTGTACCAAGGTAACTCTGAAAATCGTACATGTTTATTATTTATTGTTGTCATAATTTTTATTAATTTAAAACATAAGATATCTCTAAGTGCTCGACTATTATATTAGCACTAGGGTTAACATCGCTCAATTTATCTAAAATTTGTATACATTTTTTAACTACTTTAGATCTAGCCTCTCCCCAAGGTACAATGTTAAATTCTTCATTAAATAAATCATCAAAAGTATCATCTACTTGATCTAAATATAATTCTCTAAATGATTCTAATATTTCAGAATCACCAGTAATATGTTTATCTAAATCCTTTAAAATCACAGATAATGATTTTTCATTACTTCCATCTAATGATAAAAGCTTACTTAAAAAACTTTCTACCTTTTTAGAATCATACGTAGTTGTAACCTTTGGGAACTCAATAACTTGTTGCTGATTATATTTAGAATAGTCAAATTGCTTTATATTATTATCAAGTTTAAATCCAGGTTTCCAAACTTCGTCATCTTTTAATGAAGTTATTCCAGATTTACCATATGGAATGAATTTAGAGACAAGGTCTAACTTCTTAGTTTGTAATGATTTAACTCTAGATTTAAAGTCATTAGATACTTGTAAATCTACATCTTCGATGAATAAGTCACAATCTAAAGTATATAATATATTAGTTGTAGATTCATCATTAGTTGATATAGTTTGAATTTCTCCAGATGTACCTTTAAACTTAGTAGTTGTTTTAGATACTTTAGACTCTTCCCCAATAAATGCTATTTTAGCACACCAATTTTCAGGAGATTTAAAATTAACAATTAGAGATAAATAATAATTATGATTTGGAGCATTATCATGCAACTCTTGTTGGTCTGTGCCACTAAAAAAGCAATTCATATTATGATGGGAATGAATATGTCCCATTTTCAAGGTATTATCCATCATAACTCTACCAATATTATCAAATTGATAAGAATCGCCAGCTAAGTCAAATTCATATTCAGTATATGCAGATGTACCAACATCCATTGGTATGATCTCCAACACTGTTATTTCTAAATTATCAGGATCTTCTATAGATCCAGAATCTATAGTGTAAACTAATACTCCACTCCATTCATCTGCACCAACTTTGTCATGTAAATGATCAATTTGATATAATATATTCTTAGATAATAGAATTTCTGGCTTTGCCGCTAATATTCTACTACTATATTCAGATTTAACTTTTTTATCTATTAAGCTCATTAGTTTTTGATTTTAGTAAATATTCATTTATTGAATTTTCAACATTGTCTTTAATATATTCCAATATCTCATGTCTAGGGTATTTTATTATATTGATATCTAAATCTCCAACTATATCACTAACGACTTTACCGTATATTGGTTGATCTTTAAAATGTAGTACTGGAGATTGAGTACTTAGAGTATCGTTAATTCTAGTTATCTCTATAGGATTACAGCCAGTATCGCATACATCAAGTCCATATTCATCTCTACGAGTTAAATACATAGGGTCACATATGGCCCTAACCTCATTTATAAAGTTAGGATCACGAATAGATATATTTATATTGCTATTTGCAAGATTTAATATTGAAGGAATTTCTAAAACATTCTCAATATATTGATCATACATATTATTTAAATCTACCGCAGGTATTCTTGTATCTCTATCTAAATTTATATTATTAATATTTTCAATTTTAATATATGGCCCACCTTCTAAACTCTCCCAACTAACGTATGTATTTAATTGATGTAAAAACATCTCAAACTTCAAAGGGTTAAATTCGTGAGATAATTCTAATAATGATAAATCTGTAGCAGATCCACCACCTAAGCAGAAAGTTCTCCAAATAAAAGAACCTCTAGGTAAGTGAGAATGTGAGTATTCTGATCTATATTCCATCATAGATTTAGTAGTTCTACATCCAGATAATGAGTGTGTAATGTAATATTCACCACTATATCTTTTAGATATATGTATTTTAACAAATAAATCTAAAATAGTATGAGCTATACCAATAGAGTTACGTATCTCTATTTTTGGATAATGGATAATTATCCCAACTATATTAGAATTTGTTACATCTAACTCAAAACACCATAAATTATCAAATAAAGAATTACAACTAGCAGTAATATCTGATATTATTTTATCATTTTTACTAGATATTGATAACTTATCACGATCTATTTTTAACTCAGCAAGTGTTTTGGTAAATCTTGATATTTCATTATTAATTTCTATAAGTAGTGATTGTCTTGTATGTATTTCAAATTCAGTATTGCGTATTTCAGAGTTAAAATCTCTTTGAGACATACCATACGATGATAATTCCTCGGTAATATGACTAGATTCTACTATAGATTCAAGTACTTCTGGTAGGTCATCTAGATCAACAGATGTCATATCTGGTAATCCTGGATAGGTTACTGACCCATCTAATGCTCCAACGTCTACTAACTCTTGGTTAGAATCTACGTGAGTTGTTGCTCTTGCATATGCAGCCACTGCTCTATCGAAGTCATCTTCTATTTCTCCCATTTTATATTATTTTATATATTAAAAAAAGGGAGGACTATTAATCCTCCCTAGTTATTATACCGTCTCAGGTGTAGAATCTACACTCGGTATAGTATATATGTAATTTTTCACTAGATTTCTCAGATATTCTTCATGTTCTGATACAGTGAGTTTATCTATTTCTGCTTGTGTCATATTACATCAAATATTAAATAGATGTTCCAGATTTAACTTTATTAGGAAAAAGGAATACTGTAAATTCTCCTTCTGGAAGTGTTGCTAATTCATTCTCCAAAGTTACTTTGGTTTCTTTAATTACAGCTTTCATATCTCCTTGGATAACATCTCCAAGTTGTAATTTTAATTGTCCCCAAGTTGTAGCATCACTCATAACAGATCCTGGAGTGTTTGTCAATGTTGAATATGTGTTAATTTTTCTCATAATATTTAATTTAAATAAATTGTTTATACTTAGCTATATGTATAGCTTAAATTATCAATAATAGTTATATATACGCCAGGATTTTCCTTATCGTATGTTTCAAATTTACCATTCATCTTGAGTGGTATAGGGAACATTATTGTTGTATTATCGTCAGAAATCCAACCATAATGTGTCATTTGGTCTTGTATTGTTTGACATGGATTAACAAAGTCCCAAATATGACGAGATTTTCTAACATAATGAAACCCGATGAGTAATGGTAATTCTCTACCCTCAATCATCTTTAAAAATGCTTCTTTTTGTTCCACCCACTGAGATTTACTCTCTTTTAGGTACTTTATTGTAGCTTTTGATCCAATCAAGTACTTACCCGTCCATCTTTGGCCATTTTTTGAAGATGGAGTTCCGCCTTTTATAAAAATCATTCCTTCTTTTTACTTATTATAGATATACATCTTCTAAGTTCTTTACCTAACTCTTGATCGTTTGGAAATAATGTATATAGACTATAGATATGATTTATAAACCAATCTATTGCCATAAAAGCTTTTAATACCTCAGCTTGTCTAACTGTTGGATTTTTGAATTCGACATAACCTCCTTCAAAATCATCAACTCTAATTACATTTTCTTCCTTTTTTGCATTATTTTTTTTTTTAATCATATTATAACTCATTTTTAATTATTTCTTCTAGTAAAGCATATCCATGTTGCTCTACGAAGTCGCTAGGATCTTTCTCCTGATAGATTAGCGGTATAGTTATATCTTTACATTCGTATAACTTTTTATGCTTATCTGAGGCTCTTAAACCAGGCTCATCATTGTTATAAAATAAAACTACTTGTTTAAATCTAGATTTTAAAGTATTTATTTTAAGTAACTCAATTGTTGAACTTTCTGATCCAGGAGCAACAGCATTATATCCTAGTTTATTTAATACTAATACATCCTTTAGGCTAGATGTTATTATTAATAAATCTCCAACCCAAGGTAGTTGATCTTCTCCTTGTAGTATACCTTTATCTGCATTACTGAACCATTTACCTGGTCTTACCTCATAAGGTTGATAAATCTTCCAACGCTCTCTACCATCTATTATACCAAAGTAGTATCCATAAGTATTATCCTTACATGAATAGATTCTATCATTAATCCAAAAGAACTTAAGAGGAAATACATTATATTTCTTTAAATCTTTGACAGTTAATTGAAATCTATCTTTCCAAAACTTACCATCAGATATAGTATTCCATTCTCTAATTTGAGTGCTAATTCTAGTAGGAGTCTTTTCTATAATATTAGATGACTTTTTATCAGGTATACCAAAATATAGCATTGATGGTAATTCTTCAGCATCTCTAGTTAGACCTAAGTTAAAATCGACACTAACTCTAGATAATGTAGAAATGAAGTCTATATTAAACTTAATTTGTAAATAGCCAAAGATATTATAAGAATCACCTGTAGAGAAATCTTTATAAAATAACCAACCATTCCAAGATTGTATAGAACAACTAGCATTATCTTCTGATCTTAAATCACTCTTAAATGATTCTCCAATCTTTTTAAAGTTAGTACAGTAATATGAAAACATATCAAAATCTGAAACTTTTGATCTAATTAGTGTTGAAGTTAATTCTCTTTGACCATATTTCATAATAATGACTTATTTTAATAATAAAGAGGGGCATCGTTATACTATTGTATACAATACCCCTCTATATATTATAGTTTACTAAAAGGCATCAGGCGATGACACTGCTTTAGTCAAAGGTGTTGCAGAAGGTTTTTCTGGAACATATGAATCTGACTTAGTAGTAATCAAAGCGTCGGTATTATCTGGAGTAGCAATCCAATGTGGGAAATTTGGAATAGATACATATCCTTTCAAATATACAAACTTCATTGTGAATACTTTACCTACACATGCTGGCATAAGTACGTTACTAACTCTATTAATGAAGTCTACAAATGATTTAGGGCCACCATTAGCCTCAATTGCTGCAAAATACTCATCCTCAGATACAATCTTAGTAGCAAGATGTCTAATGTTCTTATTCATCTTGTCTAATTGCCAGTCATTGTTTCCAACTTCTTTACCAAACTTATCAATGATTCTTTCTGTTGATGGTTGAGGTTCAAAAATTGACCATTTAACTACTGTGCCATTAGCTTGTTTGAACTCAACGGCAGCTCTATTAGGAGCAGGATTGCCATCTTTATCCTTATCCATACCAATTGATACAATGGAATTACCTTCTACTTTCTCTCCAGCTACTGGTCTTAATTTAACTTCGTTATCTTTGATAACTTCTCCTGATGAATCTAATCTACTTCCGTATTGCATACTTTTTAATTTAAATTGTTTTTAAAATTGTGAAACCTGTTGTTCATGAGCAACTTCTTGCTCAACAGTAACAGCTACTGGTGGATTTTCGGTAACTATCGCTACTGGCGCAATAGTTCTTTTCTTTCTAGGTCTAGCCCCTAATTGAGATATCAATGATTCTGCTGTTGAATCTACATCATCAATCAATATAAACGCTTCCTCTTTAGGAATTCTAGTTTTCTTACCTTTAAGCTTAGGGTGTGTGAATATAGTCATTACATCCTCTTTCTCTAAGCCATATTTTGTTTGAATACAACCTATTTCTGGATTATATTGATCTCCTTCTGGAAATCTAGTAAATCCATTTGATAAATCTTCTAAAATTAAAGATATTTTAATTTCAATAGCCATAGTATTAATCTTTATATATTTTGTTCCAACTAACATTAATTAAATCATTGATTGTAGAATCATATTCAGCAATCGTAATTTCTTGACCTTTTAAATGTTCTGGTCTAGCACCACAGTTAATCTCTTCAGTGCTCTTAAAACTAATAATTAGTTCTCCAGCAGCACCTCTGCAAAGATAACCAATAGCATCAGCATCAGCACATACTATTTGTTTTAATTTACCTGTTAAATCAACTTCTTTAGCAGCTACCTCTTTACCTTGTTTTTCAATGAATTTATCTTTCAAATGACCTACTAAGATAATATGATCTGCTAATTTCTTGATCTTAGATAACCAAAGTTCAAAGGATAATCTAAGCCAATAGTATCCTGCACCATTAGCTAATTCTAAAATTGAATCTCCTTTGAAATTTTTACCTATAGGTGTGTCCATATAGATAGCTTTAGCATTACTTAAGCACATGTTCTCTAGCTTTGTAACTGTGTCAATAGCCACATATTTATAGGGCTTATTTGCAGCAATTATAGCTGAACCAACATCTTGTAATTGCTCTAACGAATTAACTTCAATCTTTAATGCGTCCACATATCCAGATCCTTTTTCTAAATCTATAATTAAACAATTGTCTAATTTAGATAATAGTGTAGTTTTACCTGCTTTTGGTGGAGCATATAATAGAAATATTCTAGGATTTACTAAAGATTTGTCCACTTTTGCAGTGGGTAATTTTATTTCCATAATGTAAATACTTTTAAATATTATAATATATCAGTACTATCCGATATATAACTTTTTGTAATCTTTGGCTGAGTTAATTCTAATAAAAACGCAGCATTGACTAATACATGCTTTAGATGATTTAGTTTAGATTCTGGATCATTTATTTCTCCATTTCTCCAAGCGATCAAGTGCCTAAATAATGCAGCATAGTATCTATCTGGTTTAATGGTTTGCCAATTATTATCTCCATACTTACTAGCTCCCATAGTTAAGCCTTCAGCTAAAGCTGTCATTGCACTAGGTGGAATTAAATCATATCTTAATTTTTCAGAATCGTATTTATAGCCCATATCTAACATTTAAATTTAAATCAAAGTCATCTATTTTTCTAGCGCACATCGGAGTTATCATATTAATATCTATAGTAGCCGCTCTTTTTGTATTTTTATTTACAATTAGATTAACTCTTCCTAATACTAATAATGTATTAATATGATTATTATCACATATTGTAGATATTGGCTTCCCCATTAAATCATTAAAATCAACAATCCAACCAGCTTGACACACTGGTTTTTTATTTGGATATTCGCTTTCTAATTTAAATCTATAATTCATATTTTTTTAAATTTAATAATTACTGAGATATAGAATTAGCATACTCATATTGACCAGATGTCATATCTTTGGCAATTGGTAATTCTTTAAATCTCCCAGATTTAGGTAAGAATAATAAACCTATTGTTATTTCATCTCTACTTAACCTATTTTTGATAATTTTAAGCATTCTAAATGAACTTTTTAATGGATATTTTGATCCAGATTTATTGATATTATATCCAATACATTCTTCCAATCCCATCTTATATGCATTCATTAAACCCAATGCTACATCGCAGTCAGCATATGGCGTAGTAGAATCTTTAAAATCACCTTGTTGTGGAGATAAATCTACACCTTTAAACTTTTGTCTATCTACACTACTCAACCCTTGATTATATTGAGATAGTGCAAATATTGTATATTTGAATGTATTTCTAAGAGATACAAAATACTGACTAAGTTTATCTAGGTTTTCTTTTAAATTATAACCTCTTTCTGACGTAACCAAAGCAATATGATCAATTACTATAATATTATATTCATTTGATATCTTTGGAGTATATGCAATCACTCGTTGTTTTGCGACACCGTGTTCATCGATATAGTCCTCATATTCAAATGTACCTTTAGTAGCCATAATCTTCCAAGCATCTTTATAGATACCTGTAGGATTACAACTATTAAATATCCAAGTAATCCTATTCCAAATTTCATTTAATTCTGGAATAACATCATTTACTAACTCTTGTTGATCTTCTGATAATCTATTACTACCATAACCTTTGATTATCTCAGGAGCTACTATAATCTCATATTTTAAATAAATTAAAACCGATAACCAATTTGCTCTCTTAGAGAATTCATCAATTTCTAATGAATAATATGTTATATTTATAGGATTATTTTGAGAATCTGCATCCTTAATACCTTCCAATAACATATAATCCACTAACGTAGTCTTACCTGATCCAGATGCTCCTCCCACTAAGTAATAACAAGATCGTTGTATTCCAAACAAATATGCGTTAAGCCTATTTAATCCATTTGCTAAACCATTATATTTACCAGCAAGACCTTCTTGTATTCTTTCTTCAAATGTCATATAGCATCGTTAAATGATGGTGTTTCAAAGTCTTCCACCTTAGCTCCACGAGATTTCATATCATCACACCAAGCTTCTAACATTGAACCACTATCTTGTTTATTTATAAAATAATCAGCACATACCATAAATTTATAACCATCTCTCTTTCTTTCAATAGAATATGCTAAAGCTGCTGCAAATATATCAGATTTTGAAAATTGTTTATTCTTTTGAATAAAAGCTTTCATCTTCTTAATGCATTCAGATTTAGTACCTCTTACAGGTCTGCCTCCACTCTTAACGCCATCTGGCCAAATATGTCGCCAATCGTCAATCCAAGTGTCAACATCTCCTGCAATATCTACTGTAGTAAAGAGTTTATTAATTTTAGATCTAAGTACTAGTTCATCTTCACTAGTTATTTTAATATATCCTAGTTTTTGAAGTTTTTCTAAATCACAAGGTAATGCTGATAATAAAGGAATCTTATTCACTGTTAAATATAAATATATATATTCATTAGGTGTAAGTCCTTCTGTGTGCAATTTATTCAAATCTATCTGTATATTCATCGCCATATTCAAATTTACGTGATTCTAATTCATAATCTTCAGATAATGCTCTTGTATAATAGTCTTCAATATCAAATTCTCGACAATCAACAGTAAATTCTTCAGATATTAGCTTAGCTATCATCTTAAAGCTTCTATTTTCAAAGTCTCTTTTAGTTGTTGTCATTAATTGTATCATAATTGGAAGTTCATCCATTGATACTCTCTTTAAAGTAAGTACAGTCATTTAAATAAGATTAAAGTTAATAATTAGACTATTGATCAACAAATTCACTATCGTGTATGCTTTTATATTTCTCCTTATTGCATAATGATTCATGTATAATTAATGAAATTAACCATACCATTGTGGCTATAAATAATACTATTAAAAAGTCTAATATACCATTCGATATAACTATAGACATAAATACTATTAAATATAACATTGCACCTTTAATAAATGATTTTAGCATAACTTTTTTTAAATTTTAGAATAAAGATAATTGAGATTTATCAAATGCATAGATTATTTCATTAGCTTTATGTACATAGTAGTTATAATTAATCTTATAATTTTCTAAATCTACATAATCATTTAGTACTGTAACCATATAATCTGCTGCTAAATTGGACATTGATCCATTAGATGTTTTAACTTTATATATAGAATCACCAACTACAGATATATAATATCTATTAGTTTTCTGTAATTTCTCAATACAATGTCTACCATCTTGAATATAATGTCTTTCTACTTTATATTGACCTCCCACTTTTTGAGACTTACAAAAGTCATAAATATCTTTATGATTTTCAATGAATTCTCTAATTGGTGTACCGTTAACATAATATGCTTTTATTGCTAATGCTACTACTGGCATATCAAAACCTTTATCTAATGCTACAGATGTGACAAATTCACCTTTTTCTTTAATTTCTCCATTAGTTTTAATAATTAGATAATTATTGACATTTTTAATAATACACTTACTATAGTAAGCATATTCTGTCTCTATAGGCACTCTAGTTTTAAAATCTGTAGTAATATCATAAAATTCTTGTTCTTTTATTCTAGGCACTTTGAAGGTTGCCCCATCAGTGTTGGAATAATAGCATTCAAATCCAGCTTCTTCTAATAACTCTATCAACATTAATAGTATTAATTGACCATTAATTGTAACAGTGTACATAGACTTTGGAGAATAAATATAACCATGTTCAAACCCTAATTTTCCATATAAACTATTTATAGAAATTTTTAAAGCTTCTGCTTCAATTTTATTTTTATTTTTCTTAGCTTTTAATCTTTGTTCTGTCATAAATTTAAGCACTTCTAAGAATGCTTTACCTAAGTGAGGAGGATATACCTCCAACATAAGCATTATAAGCGGGTAAAAACTACTAAAATCAAGATCAATTAGCATCATATCTTCAGACTCTGATACAATGTCTGCGGGAATACTAGAATGTAATCCTCCAGCAGCCATATCGTGCTTACATTTATTAATGATAATAGACTTACTAAATACAACATTATCTACATTTATACTAGTATTCTTAAGATCTTCTAGGATCTTCTGCATATATTTAGTCTTAAATCTTATTTTATCCCAAATTATATCTTTGAAATCAATATCTTTTTGATCATCTCTAAGATCTTTAAATTCCTTATACGCTAATCCTGAAAACTCACTATAAAACTTATTCATTAAAGTATCGGCAATCTTAGGTCTTGATGCTGACATAATATCAACATCGTATGTTTTACCAATTGATTGCCTTAGTTTAATTTCATCTAATGATACTTCAAATAATCTTTCTGTGATCTCTACATCATTTAAGTTATATTTCAAAATATCATCAAATTCTTGAGGAATTACGTGAGAATCATAAGGCTTTGGTAAATCTTGTAATTTATGCCACTTTAAATTAACACTAACTTGCTTTAATCCAACTTTTAGCTTGTCAAATCTATGAATAGACATTAAATCTAGAGATAAATATGGCTTTTTATACCACAGTAGCTCTTTTAATGTAGAGTTTTTCCATATACCTTCGTGATTACTAATGATTAATTGAGATAACTCATACAATTTAGTAGTTATATTCAACACTGTAGATGGATATGTCTTACCTAATAATAGATAATTCAATATTAAATCATCATATTTAGAATTATTATAACCTATTAAGTATCTACCTTCTATAAATGTCAATAACTCAGATAATTGCTGAATATCATTATATACTACAAATGTTGTAACTACTTTAGTATCTACATTCTTAAAACAAGCGCTAAAAAAGTTAGGAAATACTTCTAAATCATATATTTCTTTATCCATATTATTGTTCTATTTTTTCCGCAGTACCATCATTATAAATCTTTATGATAATTCCACCATAATCATTAGTTACTTGCCTCCCTTGAATATCAAATCTATATAATAATGCTGCAGCATCTCCTCTAAATGTTAACACTTTTACATTAAAATATGCATATTTACCATCAAAGTCTGTCTGCTTAAGTCTATAGTAATAAGTGGTAGTAATTCCAGCATCTATATAGTTGTAATTGTGAATATTATTATCATTATCACCATCTACATCTACAATAGTAATCCAGGTTTTACAATCATCACTCCTTTCTAATGAGAAATAGTCATTATTAATTTGTTTAGCTGTAGTCCAATGAAGTAGATTATATGAAATTTTATGTTCTCCGCCCCATTCTAGTAATTCAATAGGTAATTTAGTTATACATGATTGGTTTAGATTTATAGATTTAGATATTGGCGATGGTATTTGAGGTGAACTACTGGGATCTGTATCCCATTTAGTACCATCAACACATTGCATATAGCTACCACTATTGTCTGTTGAGAATGTAGACCATGATACTACTCCAGTACCTGTCAAATAAGAACTAGTCATTAAACTAATTGAATTACTCACAACTAATGTATTGTTTACTACTAGATTGCTATATCCACTTGTAGAAACATTACCACTAACAGTAGTAATTCCATTTAATATTAGTTTAGATGATCCTTCATTTGTTAAATTACCAAGTACAGATACATCTCCTATAATTAATGATGTTGCTGAACCATTACCTATTAAGTTACCTTGAACTATCAAATGACCACCAGAAACTATAGTTATAGTAGGACTTCCCCAACTACCTAATGTTAAATCTGACAATATAGTCAATGTAGCTCCAGAATTAATAGTAATATATTCATTATTTATTAAAGTAATACTAGAGGAACATGTCATATTATTATTAATTACAACTAAGTCATATGGCCAAGATCCAACATTTGGAACACCATTAGGTGTCCATGCTGTAGATATAGACCAATTAGTAGATGTTCCATTAGATATATATGTAGTTTGACCAAATATTGATAT